TGGTCCGCCGGGTGGTGAAAACGGCTCGAGCGGACGCTCGGTGGTCGCCGGCGCACGAGTTGACCGCGGTGCTCGCGCTCAAGGTTGCGGCCCGGCTCGATGACACCGCGTCGGCCGGTGAGGCGGTGAGGTTGACGCGGGAGCTCCGGTCGCTCATGGCAGAGCTGCCGGACGGCGTGCCGGTCCCGCCGGATCCGGGAGGCGACGGCGATGACGGCGACGACATTGATCGAGAGCTGGCCGAAATCGTGGGGAGCGGCCCCGAGATGGGCCACACGGCGCACTCCTGAGCGGCCGACGTTCGGCCCGCGGGTGGGGCGCATGGCTCGTCTGCTCGGTATGCCGTTGATGCCGTGGCAGCAGTACGTCGCTGACGTGGCGCTCGAGGTGGATCCGCTGACGGGGTGGTGGGCGTACGACAAGGTGCTCCTGACGGTTCAGCGGCGAGCGGGCAAATCGGCGCTCGATACCGCGGTCAAGGTTGACCGCATGGCGACCGGGAAGGACCGCCGGTTGTGGATGAGCGCTCAAGGCGGCGAGGAGGCGCTCGAGCTGTGGCGCGAGACGTGCCGGCTCCTCGAGCTCAGTCCGCTCGCGGGCAAGTTCCGGGCGTACACCACCACCGGCAAAGAGCGGCTGATCTGGTTGCCGACGAACAGCCGGCTGACCCCGATTCCGCCGAACGGTGACAAGCTCCACAGCAAGGCAATCGACCTCCTGAGTCTTGACGAGTTGTGGTGGTACGACGCGGCGGCCGCGACCAAGATGAAGGCCGGTTACCGGCCGACGTTCCTGACGACGAACGCCCAAGCGTGGCTCATCTCCACGATGGGGACCGAGCTATCGATCTGGTTGAACGCGGAGCGGCAGGAGGGCCGGCGCGCGGTGGAGCTGGGCGCTAACCGCGGTACGGCGTACTTCGAGTGGTCGGTTCCGGAGGTGGTCAACGGGGTCAAGACGAGGGACCTCGAGGACGACGAGTTGGTGCGGCTGATCCTCCAGTACCACCCGGCCGCCGGCGTGCATCCGCTCATGCCGACGAGCAAGCTCGAGCAGTTCATCAGGGACGACCTCGCGGACGAGCTGATCGGCCGCGTCGGGGTGCTGCGGTCGTACGGGAACATCTCGACTGAGGACGAGGGCGAGCGGTTGTTCCACAGCTCGATCGTGGTCGCGACGACGACGCTCGAGCGGATCCCGGCCGGCGCGGTCCCGTTCCTGGCGTTCGACGTGGATCCCAAGCTGCGGGCGGCGAGCATCTCGGCCGGGTGGCGTGACGCCGGCGGCGTAGGGCTGACAGAGCTCATCGAGCACGGGCTCGGTACCCGGTGGGTGGCCGGCGCGGTGATCGGCTACCTCGAGCGTCAGGGACTCCGCCGGGTGACGTGCAACAACGCCGGCCCGGCTCGAGACGTGGCCGACGAGATTGAGCGGGCCGGGTACGAGGTGCAGCGGGTCAGCGCGCCGGACTACTCCGCGGCTTGCGTGCGGTTCCACGAGCAGATCAAGGCGGCCCGGCCGTACGTGCTGCACTACGGTGACTCCGACACGGTGGACGCGTTCGGGTACGTCGCGTGGCGAAAGCTCGGGGCCGGGCTCGCGTTCGACACCACCGGTGAGCCGATCACGCCGGTTACGTCCGCGACACTTGCTCTGTGGGGTGCCGATCACCCCCCGGTTGTCGAACCAGAACGACCACGATCGAGGGTGTTTTGATGAAGCGATCTGTAGTGATCCAAGTGCTAGGCGGGCTCGCGTTCGTCGGCGCTTTGGGTGTGCTCGCCGGCCCCGCGTGGGCCGTGCTGGTTGCGGGGGCGCTGATGGTCGCGCTCGGCACCGCGGACGAGGCAGGGTGGTTGTGATGGGGCTCGGCAAGTCGTTCCGCCGTATCGAGTCCAGCGACGACCAGCGCAACCGGTGGGCCGGTGCCGGGTTCGAGATGATCATCGACGGGAGCCCGGTCAACGTCCCGCTACAGGCGTACGGCGGCGGGCTCGGGCTACCGGCGGCATGGCGCGCGAGCATGAAGATTTCGGACGCGATTGGCTCGGTGAATTGGGATCTGTGGCGGATCGTCCGTAACCGGCGGATCCGGCTCCCGCGGCCGGCGCTCCTCCAGCAACCGGCCCCGCCGGAAATGCTCATGACGACCTTTTCGAGCTGGGCGCTCGATCTCGTCTGGCACGGAAACGCGGTTGGGCTCATCGCCTCGAGGGACTCGGACGGCGTACCGGACGCAATCCTGCCGATCCCTGCCAATCAGGTCGGGGTCCGCCGGGTCGGGTACGAGGGCCGGACCGGGCTCCCGCTCGGTGCGATCCGCTACTCGATCGGCGGTCAGGAGTTCGGCCGGGACGAGATGTTCCATGTGAAGGGGCCGTGTCAGCCGTCCGACGTACGCGGATGGGGTGTCCTCGAGGCGCACCTCCGCGGGTGGTCCGGCAACGGGGCCGGGTCGCTCGATCTGGCGCTCGAGCTCCAGCGGCAGGCGGCCGCGGCCGGCGGCGGTGACGGCGTGCCGACAGGCATTCTCAAGTCCGAGAATCCCGACTTGGACGAGACGGAGGCCGGCGACATGCGCCGGCAGTGGTACCGCAACCAGCGCACCCGACAGATTCAGGTGCTCAACGCAACCACCTCGTTCGAGGCGCTCGCGTGGAATCCGACCGAGCTCCAGCTCATCGAGGCGCGCAAGATGAGCCTCCTCGAAACCGCGCTCATCTTCGGGCTACAGCCGTCCGACCTGGGCGCGGAGACGAGTAACCGGACGTACCGCAACGACAACGCGGAGGACGTGAAGTTCACGAAATGGGGGCTCCGCGGGTATCTCGGCCGGTTCGTCGCGGAGCTGTCCCGGCTGTGGATGGACCCGAACCTGTGGGTTCTGCCGGACACCGACGAATTCACCCGGCCCGACGCGCTCACGCAGGCTCAGATCGGGCAGATTCAGGTAACGAGCAGAACGCGCACCCCGAACGAGCTCCGGGCGACGGACGGGCTCAACCCGCTCGAGGGTGGCGACGAGTTCCCGACGACGGCACCCGCCGTCCCGCAGAATGGCACTGGAGGTGCTGAGGATGACCCGCAAGGCGACGAACAGCAAGGCGACAACGGGCCGGGCAACGAGGACCCCGAAGACGCCGGACCAGACGACACCGGCATCGGAGGCTGACGACGACTGCACCGTCCCGGACGTGATCGAGTGCCGGTTCGAGCCGTGCCACCGGGAAGCCTCGATGGACGGGCTGTGCCCCGGACACTTCGTGACCAGAGCAGACCTGAGGAGCTGACATGCTGTACCGCTCGTTCACCCCGGACCTCGAGGTCCGTTCGGACGGCGACGGCCGTACCGTCGTCGGCATCGCGGTGCCGTACGGCCGGACGATCAACGTTCCGAGCGAGGGAATCCGCGAGCGGTTCGCACGGGGCGCATTCAACCACCAGCTCCGGGCGTCGAACCGCATCGCGTTCGCGCGGGACCATCTCCCGTTCGGCGGCGTGCTCATCGGCGCGACGAAGCTCCTGCGCGACGACGCGGCCGGGCTGTATGGCGAGTGGCGCGTCAGCCGTACGGCGGTCGGTGACGAGACGCTCGAGCTCGTCCGCGACGGGGCGCTCCGGGAGCTCTCGGTCGGGTTCCGGGAGCGGCGTAACCGGATGGTGGCTGACCCCGGCGGGCCGATCACCGAGCGCGTCAAGGCCGACGCGACAGAGGTCGCGGTCGTCATGGCCGGCGCGTACGGGCGGCAGGGCGCGGTGATGACCGGAGTGCGGTCGCTCGCGCTGCCGGACACCCCCGAATGGGAGCTCGAGGACGAGCTCGAGGACCCGCACGCGGCCGCACTGCGGTCGCTCGAGGAGACCCGCCGCATCATCGAGGGACTCCGCCCGCTCCCGTTGCCCTGATCTACCATCGGTGCCGTAGGCGTACGGCACCCCTGCACTCCTGAGGCGACACCCCCCGGCTCGAGCTCCCTCTCGAGCCGGGGCACCCCGGTCAGGTAGCACGGCAGACACCCCGGCGTGATGAATCCACACGACCGGAGGACACAACCGTGAACCCCTACCTCAAGGCCAAGCGCGACCAGTACGAGGCGCTTCGGAAGTCCATCGAGGGCATCCACAGCCGCGCGAGCGAGCACGACAACGGCGACGGCACCAAGGGCCGGGCGCTGAGCGAGCAGGAGACGACCCTCGTCCGCGAGCAGAACACGAACGCTCAGAAGCTGTTCGAGGAGATCGAGGAGCTCACCAAGATCGACCAGCGCAACCGGCGTATGGAGGAGCTCGCCGGCGATCTGCTGACGAACGAGGACCGCTCGCGCTCGCTCGGCGGCGGCACCTCGAGCACGTCCGCGAAGGACCGCGACCCCGGCCACTACCGGTCGGAGAAGGACGGCGGCAAGCACTCGTTCTTCAGCGACCTCTACCGCTCCAAGGTCAACCACGACGAGGTTTCGACCACCCGGCTCGCGGAGTACAGCCGCGCGCTCGACACCCCCGGCGAGGGTGTCGGTATCGTCCCGCCGAAGTGGCTCACCGAGGAGTTCGAGACCCTCGCGCGGCAGGGTCGGCGCGTGGCGAACGCGGTCCGGAACATCCCGCTCGGGGACGACCCGCGGCCGATCACGCTCCCGCGGCAGACCGCCGGCACCGATGCCGTGGTCGCGGAACAGGCGAACGAGAACGACCCGGTGGGCGGGGCCGACGCGTGGGACAGCGACGTTCACGTAGTCACCCCCAAGCCGACCGCGGGCAAGCAGACCGTGAGCCGTCAGATGATCGACATGTCCACCCCCGCGGTGGACCAGCTCATCTACGGCGACCTGATCGAGGTGTACGACGACAAGGTGGAGCTGAAGGTCGCCGGCGCGATCGTCACCGCCGCGGGCGCGGCCGTGGGCACGTTCGCCAACGAGGCCGCGTTCGACGCGTCCAACGGTGGCGCGGCCTACGATGCGGCGATCGACCTCCAGATCGCAGTCCGGCAGGCGCGCAAGCGGCCGGCCGACCTGATGTGGATGAGCGTCCGCCGGTACGGCGAACACCTCAAGCTGAAGGACTCCACCGGCCGCCCGCTCGTGCCGGGTGACTCCGGCGGGCTGATGAACATCATGGGCGTGGGCGAGGTCGCGATCGACGGTCGGTTCGCCGGCCTCCCGATCGTGGCATCGGACGGGTTCGGCACCACGGCCTACCCGGAGTCGTACGGCGTGATGAAGGCCGGCGACACCGTGCTGTTCGAGTCGAACCTCCTGCGGTTCCGCTTCGAGGAGGTGTCCGGCCCGGAGAGCATCGTTCTCGGGATCTGGGGTTACACCGGCGTCATCGTTCGGCAGACCCCCGGCGCGATCGGCACCCAGTCCAAGTCGGTTCGCCGACAGGTCGTCACCGCGGCAGTCTGATCGACCAGAGCACGGGAGGACGGCACCATGTGGAAACCCAGCTACGTCACCACGGACGAGGCGAAGGCGTATCTCCGGATCCCCGCGTCCGACAACGTGGACGATGTTCGGTTGGGGCTCGACGCGGCGGCGGCCTCCCGTGCGATCGATCGCGCGACTCATCGGCAGTTCGGCAAGCTCGAGGCGGCCGCGGCGCGGTACTACACCGCGGCGTACGACGCGGACCGCGGGTGGTTCGTGACGATCGATGACCTCCAAGACCTCACCGGCCTCGAGGTCGTCTCGAATGGGGCGACCATCACCGACTATCGGCCGGCCCCGCTCAACGCTGCGAGCGAGGGCGACCCGTACACCGAGCTCGTGTTCGGTGGCACGGTCCGGCCGGCCATCTCGTACGGCGGGGTGAGCGTGACGGCGGCGTTCGGATGGAGCACGGTCCCGGACACCATCAAAGACGCGACACTCCTCCAGACCGCGCGATTCTTCAAGCGCTCCGATGCACCGTTCGGGGTCGCCGGGTCGCCGGAGTCCGGCTCGGAGATGCGGCTCCTCGCGAAGGTGGATCCCGACGTGGCGGTCATGGTGGCCGACTACGTACGCCGGTGGTGGGCGGCGTGAATCTCGATGCCGTGATGACCGAGATTGCGGATCGGCTCAAGACGATCGCGGACCTCCGGGTGTCGGACGGCCCGGTGGACGCGATCAACCCACCTCACGCGGTGGTGTCGCTCCCACAGATCACGTTCGACATGACGTACGGCCGCGGCGCTGACCGGTACACCGTGCCGGTGGTGCTCGCGGTCGGCAAGGTGTCGTCTCGAGCTGCCAGGACGAACCTCGCGCCATTCGTGGCCGGCGACGGACCGCAGTCCTTCAAACAGATCCTCGAGGACGAGACAACGCCGTACGTCGCGTTCTACACCCTGCGGGTGGAGACCATCGAATTCGACGTGATCGCGTGGAACTCGATCGACTACCTCACCGCGACGTTCATCCTCGACATCACAGGAAGCGGGAGTGCCTGATATGGCGCACGTACACGGCAAAAACACGGTGATCAAGGTCGGAACGGACGACCTGACCCAGTACACCGACGCGTCCGAGCTCACCGAAGCGGCGGACACCCACGACACCACGACGTACGGCAACGACGCGCACCGGTACGACGGTGGCCTCCTCGACAACAAGTTCACGATGAGCGGGGTGTACGACAACACGGCCGCCACCGGCCCGGCCGCGGTGCTCAAGCCACTCAAGGGCAAGACGGCGTCCATCACCCGGCAGCTCGAGGGCACCGGCACCGGCAAGCCACAGGAGGTGTTCACCGCGATCCTCTCCTCGTTCGTCCAGACCGCGCCGACCGCGGATATGGTGCGGTGGTCGTCCGAGTGGACGATCGACGGCGAGGTGGACGACACCCCGCAGGCATAGGAGGACTGACCGATGGGTGATGTGGATCTGAAGAACGCGCTCCTCGCGGGCGACCCGAACCGCGGCGACGAGACGGAGGAGGTCAAGACCTACGCCGGCGTCGTCGTGGTCCGGGCGCTGTCCCGTTCGGAGGTGCTCGGGCTACAGGACGCGCGCCGGCGCTCCAAGCTGACGTTCGCACAGTTCGAGGCGCATATGGTCGCGCTCGGGCTCGTCAGCCCGACCATGACGCCGGGCGAGGTGGAGCAGTGGCAAAAGGTCGAGAAGGCCGGCGGCGACCTCGAGCAGGTCACGATGACCATCTCGCGGATCAGTGGCCTCGAGCAGGGTGCGCAGAAAAGCGGCGTACCTAGCGCTCAGTGAGAGCACCGAGCTCGAGTTCGAGCACTACCTCGCGGTGAAGCTGGGGCGCACCGTGGGCGAGCTGCGGCGCTCTATGAGCCACGCTGAGTTCCTCCGGTGGAACATGTACTACGCGCGCATCGCGCAGGAGGCGGAGCTCGAGAGGCTCAAGCGGGGAGGCTGACGTGGCGGACGCGATCCGGATCGAGGGGCTCAACGAGTTCGTACGGGGACTCAAGCAGATCGACAACCAGCTCCCGAAGGTGCTGCGGGTCGCGTTCAACCAGTCCGGACAGACGATCATCACGGACGCTCGCGC